CGCAAGCTCGCGCGGGATGCGTGGGTGATCGAGGATTTGACGACGCCCACCGTCACGCAGATTCAGTTGCAGGAGAACGTCAACAACTACGCTTTCCACAAGTCGATCCTGTTCGTGAAGGCCGTGCGCCTGAGCGACAGCGATATCGATCTGATCCGGGTCGGCTACAACGACAACCGCATCTATCCCGATACGCAGTTGATGGACCCGGACTTCTGGGACATCAACACGCTAATGATCGAGACGCCCGGTCGTCCGCAGCGGTTCTCTACCGATCTGGGCACGCGCATCATTCGCATCCGTCGCAAGCCGGATACTCCGTCCGCGGTGCTCAAGTTGATGTTGTCGGTTGTGCGCCTGCCGCTCGTGCCGATGACATTGGACGCCCCGGACAAGGAGCCCGAGGTTCCCGAGGAGCACCATCTCGAACTGGCGAAGTTCGCCGCGGGCTCGTGCATGGCGAATACTGCTGACATCGATGCTGGGCTGCGCAAGCTCGGCAAGGAATGGGTCGCCGAGTTCAACGAGCGTTGCGCCATCGCCAAACGCGACCGCGAGCGTCGTCAGCAGTCCATGCCGCAGTTCCGTTTCCAAGGGTGGGGCCGAGGCACGGAAGATGGCTACTACTAACGAAGACAAGGACGTATTCACGTTCGACAAGTTCCTCGGCCTTCGTAACACGGTGGGTATCGAGAGCTTCGATCCGGGCGATCTCGCCGTTGCTTTAAACGTCGATCAGACCGATGCCTTCCGCCTCCGCCGCCGCAAGGGCTATGAAGTCACGACCATCGTGACGCCTCGGCATTCTCTCTGGAGCAACGGGATGACCGTGCTACAGATCGGTGGCAGCAATCTCATCCAAGTCATGCCAGACCTTACCGAGCGCGTGCTTCGGTCTGACCTTACGCTCGATCAGCGCATGTACTACGCCTCCGTCGGGCCCCGTGTGTTCTTCTCCAACGGCACCGAGACCGGCGTGGTACAAGATGGCGTTGCGCGAGCATGGGGTCTACCGGTACCTGCTAAACTGCCGTTCGTTGCTGTGATCGGCGGGAGCTTGCCTGCCGGAATCTATCAGTACACCGTGACCTACGTGCGCGCTGATGGTCAAGAATCGGGCGCTCCGGGCACAGGCGGCTTCGAATTGCTGGCTCGCGGCGGGCTCAAGTTTGTGGACCTACCCGTCCCGCCCAGTTCTGAGGTAGCATTTAAACGACTATACGTCACTTCGGTCAACGGTGACCAGCCGTTCGCCCTGTTCAATCTGCCGGTGAATGCCACCACCGCGACCTACGATGAGCCCCGCACTGGCACGCTGCCGCTTGCGACCCAGTTCCTGAGCCCCGCCCTGCCCAGCCGGTTGATCGCTCAGTTCGCCGGGCACATCCTACTCGCCCGCGGCAACACGTTGTATCGTAGCGAGCCCTACGCACCGGAGCTATTCGATCTGCGCAAGGGCTTGCCGTTTCCCGAGCGTATAACCCTTGTCGCCCCCATGGACGACGGAGTATACTTAGGGACGGAATCAGAGGTAGTTTGGCTCGATGGGCGCGACCCGTCGAAGTGGTCCCGTGTCACAAAGTCCGTGCATGGCGCGATCCTTGGAACCGCGGCCTATGGCCCAGCCGACGATCTCGCCGAAGGCCAACAAGGACAGGTTGTATTCTTCGTTACCACCAAGGGGATTGTCGCCGGGCTTAACGGCGGCTCGCTGGTCAGCTTGACCGAGGAGCGGTTTGCCTTCCCGGTTATGCAGGAAGGTTCAGCGATTGTGCGTCACCATGGCGGAACCATTCAGTACGTCGTGACGCTCCGTGGAACCGAAGGCTTCACGAACGCAGCGTTTTAACGACATATCTAACAAAAGGAGATCGACATGAGCTTGGGCCTTTCCACAGGACTTCGCAATTTTCTTCTCGAAGGCGGTGCACTGAAGCAAGCCTTCGCCAACAGCCGCATTCAGGTTTACACGGGCAGTAAGCCCGCCAGCCCGGATGCGGCTATCGCTGGAACTCTCCTCGCCACCATCACGTTGAACGCGGGTGTCTTCACCCCGGAGGTTCAGGCGGTGGGTAGCGTCGCGCTAACCGGCGGCGGCGCAGGTTCAGTCAACACGATCACGGTGGATGCCATTTCTATCCTGCCCGCCGCAGTGCCTTTCAATGGCACGCTGGCACAGACGGCGCTTGACGTAATCTCGGCGATCAACGACAACTCGAAGAACACCAAGTTCGTCGCATCATTCACGCTGCCCGCAACCATCACGCTGACCGCAAAGCCCGGACTGGGCACGCAGGGCAATGGCGTTGTGGTCTCCACGGTCACCACGATCACCAAGACGGACACGGACCTTACCGGCGGCACAGATGCTGCGAATGGCCTGACGTTCGATGACGCATCCGGCGGTGTTATCTCGAAGCCCGCAACCACGGTCTGGTCGGGTATCGCTGCGCAAACGGGTACCGCTGGCTGGTTCCGTATGCTCGGTTCGGTAGCCGATGCTGGCGTGGCCGATAGCGCCGAGACCTTCATCCGTCTCGATGGCACGGTCGCGACTTCCGGCGCTGACCTGAACATGTCGAACACCAACTTCGTGGCGGGCGCGACGCAAACGCTGTCCACGTTCTCGTTCACGATGCCCGCGGCCTAAGCGCCCCGACTGTAAAAGGGAGAAACCAACATGGCTCTGCGACTTTCCGCTGCTCTGCGCAACTCTGTACTCAAAGGCCGCGCCTTCAAGTATGCGATGTCCAACTGCGTGCTGAAGATTTACACAGGTGCACAACCCGCGACCGCCGACGCTGCCCCGACGGGCACGCTGCTTTGCACCTATTCCAGTTCATCGGGCGCGCTTACGCGTGAGGTGCTGTCAGTTGGATCACTGACGTTGAGCGGTACTTCGGGTTCAGCGAATACCTTTACCCTCAACGGTATCGAGATCATGGGAAGCGTCGTGGCTTCGGACGGTACGGTCGCCGGTACGGCCACCTTGGTCGCGAAGGCGATCAATGATAACCCGAAGAACACCTACGTCACCGCCTCGACTACCGGCTCGACGGGAGTTATTACATTGACCGCCAAGCCGGGCTTCGGATCGTTGCCGAACACTTGGGTTCCCGCGGGTACCGGCACAACTATCTCCTTTGGCTCGGCATCCAATATGGCGGGCGGGGTCACGGCAGTCAATGGTTTGCTCTGGGGCGATGTTGCTGCGGGGATTATCTCCAAAGTGGCCTCGCAGACATGGACGGGAGTGTCAGTCGCTACTGGCACGGCAGGCTGGTTCCGGTTCGAGGCCGCGGTCTCGGATGCGGGCGCGCTTGATTCGACCGAATCGGTTCTGCGTATGGACGGTGCGATCTCCACCTCCGGCGCGGAATTGAATCTCTCGACGACCTCCATTGCAAACGGGGCAACGCAGACCATCGACACGTTCACCGTTACGCTCCCGACCTCATAAAAGGGTCGATTCCTCCCATGAGAATCCCCACACTTAACAGTGTGGGGATCATATCTTTGGAGCACCTGTAATGGCCGTCACATTCGACCCCGCAAATAAGAGCGCAAGGATTACCCTTTCAAACGGGAATCTTACTGCTACTGCGGACGGTAGTGGAGTCCCGCAAGCAGTTCGCACTACCCTTCAGAAAACCTCTGGTAAGTGGTACGCCGAGCTTACCATCGCTACAAGTGTCACTCTTGTTCGTCTGGGTATCTGTAATCCCTCTGCGAGCATGACTGCTTCGTTGGGCGGGACTACCGATGCCTATGTTTACAACGCAGACGGTACCAAAGCCAATGGCGCGGGCAATGTTAGCTATGGCGCGTCGTATAGTACCGCAAATACTATTGGCATTGCAATGGATTTGGATGCCGGTCAGATCACATTTTACAAGGATAATGTTAGCCAAGGAGTAGCTTTTACTGGTATTACCAGTGCTAGCGGATGGATGTTCGGCTATAGTTGCAATGGAGCCGTTGCAGCCGCAGTTACCATCAATAATGGTGCGACTGCCTTTACATTTACTCCCCCCGCCGGTTTTGCTGGTATGGATGCACCGCCCGCAGCGAGCCATGGGAATGCCGCGGTTTCTCTTAATGCGATGACGGCTAGTGGTTTCCGTCTCGCCGCTGGTGCAGTTACCCTACCTGCCTTTACTGCTGTTGGCGGACATAATGGTCTCGGTGCAGGTATCATGCAAGCCCTCACAGCCGCGGCCAGTGGGGGTCCGCTTCCTTTCGGTATCGTATCGTTCTTGCCGATAACGGGTAATGGTACGGGGCATTCTGCCGCCTATTCGCTCTCAGTAATGGAGCCGCTGACGGCCTCTGGACATGGGGTTGTCTCGGGAATTATCGGTCTTGATGCCGCGCTCCCCATCATTACTATGTCCACAACTGGCTTTGGCGGATTAGACGGTGCGCTCAACGATACGCTCCCGATGCTCCAGTTGCAGGCAAGTACCACCGGGGCGAATCTCGGTCTTCCCCTACTGACCGCCGATGGGTTCCTTATCGGCGGGTCCGTATCCGATGGCCTCGCGGCACTTCCGCGCCTCACCCTCTCGGCCATTGCGAGTTTGAATGTCCCGGCCGCTGCCGGACTGACGCTGCCTCTCCTGCGGCTTAGCACCACGGGCTTTAGCGAGAGTCTCGGTACCTTGCTGCTCGACTTGCCGAAGATGTACCTCACGTCTTCGGGTTTCATCGGGAACTCCCTGCGCCTGTCCAAGCCGCTACCGTTGATCACGCTGAATGCGGTCGGGTATGGTCCTTACGTGGGCACCGCGGACCTGTCTCTATTCGCCCCGATCCTGACTGCCGATGGCATCTCCCAGATCGCCGCAGCCGTCCGGACATGGGTCTTGAATGTACGGAAGAAGGGGCTCACCGAGTACAGCAATTTCGACTTCAATAGCTACGCCGAGTATCAGGACCTCGTGCTCGCGGCCGGGGACGCTGGCTTGGTGAAGTTGACGGCGGCAGATAAGGATGCGACCGCCAGCATTGACGCGATGGTTCGCACAGGCGCAGAGAGCTTCGGCACGAGCTACAACAAGCGCGTGCCGCGCATCTACGCTGGCTACTCGACGACCGGTGACGTGCACTTCTCGACCTATACCTCGCAGGACGGGAAGCGGATGTATCTGCTTCCGTGGAACAACATCACAGGTGTACAGCAGCGCCGCGTCCCCGTTGGCCGCGGGCCCAAGTCGCCCTACTGGCAGTTCGAAGTCGAGAACGTCGGCGGCGCGGACTTCCTCCTCGAACACGTGCAGGTCTACCCGGAAAAGACGTACCGCCGGGTGGTATAATGGGAGACTACCATGGCCGTTCCTGAGATCATCGCGAGTCAGCAAGCCTACGTCACCGATTGGGTGGTGCAGGCCAACGCATTCATCAATCAGGTCGCTAACCTCGCGAATCAGGACTTCCCGGTTACTGTGCCTGCTGATCTGGGCTACGGTCGTTCCGGCATTACCGACTCGGCGAAGGCCGAACTCGACGGCCAGCGTCCTACCCGGCCCACGATTCCCGGCATCACGGTCACTGCTCCCGACGCACCGACGTTCGACTTTACCGCCGTCGTGCCGGTTGCCGTGCTGGACTTCCTCAAGTCCGCCCCGGTCCTGAGTCTGCCGAGCGCGCCGAGCGCCGTGCTGCCGCCCGCGCCCACTCCTCCGCTGATCACCGATCCCGTGATCCCCGAGGCCCCGGTGGTGACGATCCCAGCCTCTCCCAGCGTGACGATGCCGAACCTGCCGACAGCACCGACGATTCAACTACCGTTCTTCAATGCTAACCTACCGGTGGATGATCTCGTCGCACCGACGGATACGTTCCAGTTCGCCGAGGCAGTTTATGAATCGGCTCTCCTCGACGCGACGAAGGCCAAGCTGCTCAATGACATCCTGAATGGCGGGTACGGCATCGATATCACTGACGAGCTTGCCATGTGGGAGCGCGCCCGGTCGCGCGAGTTCGACACGGCCGAACAAGCGGTCGATCAACTGATCCAGTTCCACGCTCAGCGCGGCTTCCCGCTCCTGCCCGGCGACCTGTCAATCGCGGTCGAGCGCGCACAGCAGGACCTGTCCGACAAGGTATCGAGTATCAATCGCGACATCGCGATCAAGCGCGCCGATCTGTTCGTACAGAACCGGCAGTTCACGATCCGCGAGTCCAAAGAACTGGAAGCCATCCTCATCAACTTCCACAACTCCATCATGGAGCGGGCGCTTAACGCGTCCAAGGCTGTGCTGGAGTTCTCGATCCAAGTCTTCAACGCGCTCGTCGCGCGCTACAATGCGCGGGTACAGTCGTACCAAGCCGAGGCACAGGTCTTCGAACTGAAGACACGCGCTGCCCTCACGCAGATCGAGATTTTCAAGGCCCAGATCGATGCAGCCCGGCTCGACGTAGAGGTTCAGCGCGCCGCCATCGACGCATACAACGCGCAGATCGCTGGCATCCAAGCGGTCGTCGGCATCTACCGCACGCGCATGGAAGCGGCATCGATCCAAGCCGGGATCGAACGTCTCCGTCTGGATGCCTTCCGAGGGCTTGTGGACGCTTACGCCCAACAGGTGCAGGCGAAGGTCGCCGAGTTCAACATGTACAAGGCCCAGATCGAAGGCGAGACGGCCAAGATCACTGCCTTCGAGGCCGAGGTTAGTGCCTACAACGCGCAGGTTCAGGGCTCGAAGGTCAAGGCTGACGTGCAGGTTGCGAATTTAAACGCCGAAACCGAGCAGGCCCGTACCCGTCTGGCGGGGTATCAGGCCCAGATCGAGCAATTCCGGGCGACACTTACCTCGCAGGTCGCCGTGCTGAATGCTACCATTGACACATACAAGGCGGATATCTCTGCCTTCGCAACGTCGGTGGATGCGCTGAAGTCCGCGTTCCAGTTGCAGGTTCAGGAACTTGGCTCGAACATCACGTGGAACACGAAGGCCGCGGAGATCAATCTGGAGTCCGCGCGAGTGAAACTCGAAGCACTGGTGCGGAGCGCCGATGTGCGGCTCCACGCTTCGGAGTTTGGCTCGAACTTCTACAAGAGCATCGTCGAAGCTACGCTGGGGTCGATCACGACTCTGGCCGCAGAGATCACGAATTCGTAAGGAGGAGACATGGTTGTCAATCCGGACGGCACAGTTCAGTTCGAGGGCGATGTCACGAAGCTCATGCGCGGCGCTAACGCGGCTGCGCCCGGCGCTGACCTCGCTGCGGCCAACCGCGCGGCACGGGTCGCGAAGTACGGTGCCGACGCTGTGACCGGCATGGAGGCAGCGGGCTCGCGCTTCGGCGGTGCCTCCGGTGCCGCTACGACCCCGGCCGTCTCTACCCCGACCGCTACCAATCCTGCCCCTGTTGCCACCGCTGCTGCCGAGAGCGGGCTGACCTTCGGGCAACGGGCCCTTCGTGCGCTGCGAGTCGGAGGCCGCGCCCTCGGCGCAGTCGGCATCGGCCTGACCGCGGCGCAATCTGCGGGGAAGACCTATGAGACTCCCACCGAGGACTACGAGAAACGATTCGGCATCGGTCCGTCGAACCTTGATTCTCCGGGGCTCCGTTTTGCGCGCGATCTTGGTGTTCGGTCTGCTGGCGCTCTGGTGGACCTCGGGAATACCCTTAATCCTTTTGCCAGTACCGGTCACGCGCTTGCTCCGAATGGCGGTGCTAACGCTGCCGCCGCACCGACTGCCGCACCGTCCACGAGCATCCCGGCGGGCGTCACGGCTTACGGGGCCCCGGCGTTGGCCCCGCAAGAAGTACAAGACTTGATCAACGGCAAGAAGCCGATCCCCGCTCTCGGGACTGGCGGTGCCGTGAACACGCGCACGGGCCGCACATTGGCGTTCAATACCGGCGTCCCCGCCGCTGCCGCTGCACCGGTCGATCAGACGGGCGAGACGACACCCTCGACCAGTCTGCCGGTCCTCGGTACCAAAGGCGGCATTTTCAACAGCCTCGCCAAGTTCTCCGGCGAGGTCGCAGCACAGCGCGGCGCGACGGCTGCTTCCGGACAATCTTTCAATCGCTATCTGAAGACGGCTGGGGTCGAAACTAAGCG